CAATCAACCACAGCGATGGTTACTGAACCGAGATGGTATACTGGTGTTAAGTGTGTTAAAGTTCAACGACAAGCATCATCTCAACAAAAAAAGTTTGTTGAGTTTTTAAAATCAATTCAAAAAGACTACGGGTTTAAAATTGTCTATGAAGTAGACGATGTGGTCTTTAGAGAAGTAATTCCAGATTATAATAAATTTAAATTTGCATTTGATACTGATGAGGTTCGTCAAAACTGCATTGATATTATTAATATGGTGGATGAAGTTACGGTTACATGTGACTTTATGAAGAAGCTGTATATTGAAAAAACAGGTCAAGAAAAAATAACTACTCTCCCTAATTTTGTTCCTAATACGTGGATGGGTCATCTGTATAATGGTCGACAAGTTGCAAGATCGTTTGAAGAAAATAAGAGGAAGCCGCGAATTTTATATACAGGATCCGGAGCCCACTATGATGTGGATAATAAAACCGGCGGTAAAGACGATTTATCTGAAATAAGAGATTTTGTACGCAATACGGTTAATAAATACCAGTGGGTGTTTGTAGGAGCATACCCACCACAACTACATGATCTTGTACAGGAACGTAAAATTGAATTTTACCCATGGCAACCTCTCTTGAAATACCCATATTTTATTGCTAACCTAAATGCGCAGTTAATGGTTGCGCCACTACAAGCGAACGATTTTAATAGAGCAAAATCTGATATTAAATTTATTGAATCATGTATTTTAGGTATACCTTGCTTATGCCAAAATATTGAGACATATAAAAATGCACCAGTCAAGCTAAGATTTGATACAATTGATGATTTCGAACAAAAGATTAGTACTATTCTAAATTACAAAAAGAAAAATAAATATTTTCAAAATAGTACTAAGCTTAGAGAAATAGGTCAGAAAAGAATTTTAGAATTAGATCATAATATTGGTGCTTTTCTCGAGACACTTAACACACCCTTTGGTTCTGATGAAAGAACCTACCTTAAAAAGTGGAATTAGGAACTAGTCTATAATATACTATATATAGATGTCATATCGGAATGTAGTATATAATGGACGTAATAGATGCGTACACCTATTTACGTGGGATGAAGATGGTAAGCGAGTGGTAAACACGTGCACATTTGAACCATACCTATATTTGGAACACACAACCGGTGATAAAACATCGATTTACGGTACAAACTTACAGAAGCGTAAATTTAGAGATAATTATAGCAAATCGCTTTTTATTAAACAGTCAGGTATTAAGAGAGTATTTGAAAATATACCACCAGCTCAGCAATTCTTAATAGATTCATATTGGCAGGAAAACGAAAAACCTGAATTTGACTCAAACCCGCTAAAAATATGTTTGCTTGATATTGAGACTTATTCACCTGATTCATTTCCAGATATTGAAACCGCAAATCACGTGGTTAATGTAATAACATGTTATGACAATTTTACTAAAAAGTTTCACACGTTTGGTCTTAAGCCATATACCGGTGAACCAAAAGATAATGTAAACTATGTTCACTGTAAAGATGAAAGAGAACTATTTTTAAAGTTTATAGATTATATCGAAAGCGATTATCCGGATATTTTAAGTGGTTGGAACTCAGAGTTTTTTGATATACCATATATTATTAATAGAATTGAGCGTATATTAGGTCAGGATTATGTTAATAAACTATCACCGCTTGGTACAGTTTATTTTAGAAATATTAAAGGTAAGTTTGGTAGAGAGCAAAAGAGATATTATATAGACGGTGTTGCTTGTTTAGATTATCTTGATGTTTATAGACGTTTTTGTTTAAAATTAAGAGAATCTTATAAGTTAGATGCAATTGGTGAAACAGAATTAGGTCAGAGAAAGGTTGAATACGGTGATACCAACTTAGCAACATTAGCTGATGAAGATTGGAATAAATTTATTGATTATAACATTCAAGACGTTAACTTGCTAGTGCGGTTAGAAGAGAAACTTCAATATTTCCCCTTATTACGAATGTTGTCATATGTTGGTCTCACAACACTAGAGGGAGCTATGGGAACGATTCAGGTTATTAATGGTGCGTTATGTATTAGAGCTCGTCAAAGAGGTGAGATCATTTCAACTTTCGTTCGACATGGTAATACAGGTAAGAATCCAGGTGCATATGTTGCTGAACCTAAGTCAGGATTTAAGAATCATCTTGTATCTTTTGATGCTAACTCACTATACCCTAACGTGATGATATCACTTAACACATCACCTGAAACTAAAGTAGGTAAAATTGAAAAAACCACAGACTCAAAGGTAATAGTGCAGCATGTATCAGGTAAGTTGTTCGAATTAGATCACCCATCCTTTATGAAGTTTCTTAAAACCGAGGATTGTTCCTTATCAAAGGCTGGGTTTTTGTTCTCTCAAAAGAAGAAAGGTATCATACCAGAGTTTTTAGAGTACTACTACAACAAACGGGTTGAAATTAAAAAGCATTTATATAAAGCTAAACAAAAATTAAAGAAACTTAAGAAAAATACACCGGAATATATTGATGCAAAGTATGAGCAAGAGAGATTAAACACTTCGCAGATGGTTATTAAGATTCTTATTAACTCCTGCTATGGTTATATGGGTAATAAGAATGCTCCAATTGGGGATGATGATATTGCTTCATCAGTAACACTAACAGGTCAAGCTGTCATCAAGTATTCCAATAAGTTAATTAAAGAATTTATTAAAAACTCTTTACCAGACATTACAGATAATGAATTAGAACAGTGTATTGTGTATAATGACACAGATTCATCATATGTGTCAATTACACCACTAGTAGAGAGTGGTTTAATAGAGTTTATGGATGGAGATAACATTCATAAACAGGCTTATGATAAGATTCAAGAAATTGAAGATTATTTAAACGAGGGAGTTAAAAAGTGGGCAATTAAATCACTACGTACAAAGGATAGTCGATTTGTGTTTAAGCGTGAATGTATTGCTGATGTAGGTGTATTCTTGCAAAAGAAGAGATACGTTATGCATATACTAGATGACGAAGGTATAAAGGAAAACAAATTTAAGTATACAGGGGTTGAAGTAGTTAGAACGACCATGCCAAATGCTATTAAGCCGTATGCTAAGGAAATAATTGAAACAATGCTTTCAACACAGTCGCTTAGTAAGACTAATAATTTGCTAAACAAAACATATGATATCTTTAAAGGTTTATCTCCACAAGAGTTAGCGTTTGTAATGGGTGTGAGAGGGTATGAAGATTATGCTGCACGAAGTAACGAATTTACGACAGCTAAAGGAATGCCAATTCATGTAAAGTCATCCTATTTTTATAATTTATTGCTAGATAAACTTAATACTGGTAACAAATATGAGTCTATAGGGTCGGGTGATAAGGTCAGGTATATGTATGTTGAAAGACCTAATAAATATGGGTTGGATAGTATTGGATTTAAGTATGATTACCCCAATGAGTTTAAAGAGCTATTTAAACCTGACTATGATAAAATGTTTGAGAAGATCTTATATCAAGCAATTGAAAGATTCTATGATTGTGTTGGGTGGAAAATAAGAAAACCATCCGAGAATGTTACAGTGGAATTATTTGACCTATTTGGTAAATAATTATATGGCAGTACAACCAGGTGGATACACCGATAATATTAAAGATGATAATACGCGTAATGCACACCCCGCCTTTAATCGGGGTAAAGCTCGTGGAATTTTAGAAACCCTCAGTATTATTGGGGATGTAATTGTAGGAAAGGATAATGGATCAGGATCCATTAATTCTTCAGAAATAGAAAAGATAAGAAGGGCAGTATATATTATGAGAGAATCATTGCTACACGCTTCAGATAAATCCACCTATCTATCAAAACCGGCTAAAGAAGCTCTTAATGAAGCAACAGAACATGCCGAAAGTTTAATTTTTCAAAAACAATAGTAGATAATTAATATTACTAACATAAAATATATATATCATGGCAGACAAGCAGTATAAAACAATCGTGGATCACATCGGTCGTACAGTAATTGGTAATGTTGTAAAAGAGGATTCAAAAACTCTTACGCTTAACAACCCCGTTATTATTCATGTACAACCAGATGCTGAATCCGGTCAACTCCAAGTTCAATCTTTTCCTTATATCTTTATGGAATTTCTAAAAGATAAAGAGCAAAATAACTGGACATTTAATAAAACAGTTATTTCAGTATCTGATGTTCAGTTAGATGATAAGATTATCACTCAATACGAAAACATTAATAACCCACAACCTCCAATCGCGAACGCCCCTCCGGCAGCAGGTGGAGAGCCAGAGGTTATTAAGCTTTTTGATGACGACGAAGAAGCCGGTGATACAGCCGATACATGTATCACTAGTTGTTAATTGTCTTTTAGTTGGGTAACCTACCTAGGTTAATAAATATTTTAACTATGAAACTAACTAAATATACACATAACCCAATAGCAGAAATTGAAAGAGCCTTTGATGGTTTTTTTAATCTAACACCAGTCTTCCACCAGTTGGAGGAAGTCTATAAAACAGGAGATCAAGTCCGATTCGCGTCGGATGAAGAAACACTAAGTGTTCAAATTGATCTACCAGGAGTCACAAAAGATAATCTAGATCTCTCTACTGACACCGATCAACGTGAAGTCTATGTTAAGGCTAAGCGTAAGGTAAAAGCCCACGACGGTGAAAAGGAGCAAACCTATAATAGGTCGTTCTCAGTCGGAAGGGAGTTTGATCTTAATAAAATTAACTTTGCTTACGTCGATGGGGTTCTAGAAGTAGATGTCCCTCGCAGGAAGAAAGAAGAATACATTAAAACTTATTCTGTTTAACAATTAATATTAACCCTTATCTAAAACCGCTACCAATTAATTGGTAGCGGTTTTTTTATTGACTAACATGTTATATATTATATAATACCTTATATGGATAAAGATATTACTAGTGCATTAGACACTATCGATTCTGTCAACCCTTTTGCGACTTATCTTAACAATAATACCTTAAGCCACGTTGGAGAATGGATTGATACAGGGTCTTATGTGTTAAACGCAATTATTTCAGGGTCAATTCACGGTGGAATTCCTAAAGGAAGAGTAACAGTACTCGCCGGTGAGTCAATGACCGGTAAATCCCTTTTTGTTCAAAAAATATTAGCTAAGGCCCAGGAGGACGGGTTAGTCCCTGTTATCTTTGATACTGAAAATGCTATTGACCCTGAAGGAGCTGAGAGATTAGGGCTAAATATTAGTAAAGTTAAGTATGTTCCTTGTACCAGCATTGAACAAACTCGAAATTCTTTGTATAGGTTTCTTATGGCAGTCAAAGAGAAGGGACTAGAGGGTAAATTTATTGTAGCTATTGATTCATTGGCTAATCTTCAATCAGAACTTGAATTAACACGAATGAGTAAAGATAGTGTTAGTACTGATATGGGTACAAAGGCACGAGCAATGAAAACACTAATGCAGACATGTACGAATCTCGGTGCTGTTACCCAGACAACAATCCTTTGCACTAATCATGTATATGATGACCCAACCGCATTGTTTCCTTCTATTGAAAAGAACATGCCTGGTGGCAAATCATGCATTTACCTCCCATCAGTAACAGTTCAATTAGCGCGCAAGCCAATGAAGTCGGATGGTGGTAAGACAGTTGATGGTGAATTGGCAGTTGGGCAGAAAAAGTACGCGGGTATTATAATTAGAGCACTAACTCGTAAAAACCGATTTATTAAACAATACCTCGAAGGTGAAATGTATCTCTCATTTGCTTCTGGGCTTGATCGTTACTATGGATTAGTTGATCTAGCTGTCGGTGTAGGTGCAGTAATTCAAACTGGGGCAACTTATCAGCTTGAAGATGGTAAGAAGCTAGGCTATTATAAGAATTGGAGAAAAGATGTAAAGCTTTGGGAAGAGACTATTCTTCCAAAACTAGAAGAGCGAATTAAAGATGAGTGGTCATATAGTAATAAAGAAGAAGAACCACCGGATGAAGTAGAGGGAATTATTGATGAAAAAACTAGTACTGACTCTTAGTGGTGGGATGGACTCATCTGTGCTGTTGCATATGGCGCAAGATAGAGGTTATGATCATATACACACTATAACCTTTGACTATGGGCAGAGGCATAAACGAGAATTAGGTTGTGTTGGTAAGCAAATTAACAACTTTAATGAAATGTTTAGTGGGTGGTTAAATTTAAAAGTTACTAATAAGGTTCTTGATGTAAAGTATATTAAGGACATTGCTCCTACTTCCTCTCTCACTAATAAAGATATTGATAATCCTAATATTAGTGAGATGGCAGGTGATGCACAACCAGTATCATACGTACCGTTTCGTAATATGATGTTTTTGTCTATCTGCTCTTCGTATGCTGAAAGTGTAGGTGCAGATACTGTATGGTACGGAGCCGCACAAGTTGATTCATTAGCTGGTTACTGGGATGGTAGTGAAGAGTTTGTTGATACTGTTAATGGTGTAACAGCTCTCAATAGAGAAAACAGAATTAATATCGAAGCACCTTTACTAGTTATGTCTAAGGCGGAAATTATTGAAGAAGGTCTTAGACTAGGGGTTAAATTTAATGATACTTGGACGTGTTATTCCGACAGGGAAGATAAATTAGCTGATGCAACAACACCATCAAGCAGTCTGAGAGTAAAGGGGTTTATGGATGCGGGTTATAGAGATCCGATACAGTATATCCAACAGGAAAAGTTGGAAAAGTTATATAAAGAGAATGACTGTAAGGAATGTGCTTAAAGACCGTAGCGTCTAAGCTCCTCTAATTGCCAATGGGTCTTAGGCTTGTAGCGATCTTTAAAAGATTCGGAAAGGACTTCCTTTTTCTTATTACGCTTGTCGCTGCTTGACTGATCGGACATATAACCATCGGTGTAAGACTCTCTAAACTCTTCTTCCTCCGTGTAGCCATTACTAATCTTATTTTTTACTCTTTGAACGAATTCATTATCTTCTGGCGCTACTGTTAGTCCCTCTTCAACATCATTAAAAAGAATACCTTTACGGTTTAACGCCTTCTTAAGAGCGCGTTTTACGCTATCGGTTACAGTTAGTATAAATGCTTCTTTGTCGTTGTTCATAATTAAATCGTCTACTTCATCCTCCTCTACTTCGTTCTCCGCGTAGCTATTACCCGCTTCATCACCGTATAAAGGCATCTCTAAATCTTCTTCAGCGCTAGTATTAAGCGCCACCTGTATATCTTTTTCTTCTACAGCTGGAAAATACTTAGTTATAAGTCTATTCATCTGGTCATTTATCTTTACCTCTCCACCAAAAGCACCTATTGGTCCTTCAATATTTAAACCAACTGGTGTAACAACTGCTGTAAAATCTTTATAAAATTTATTAATTTTATCTACTATATTAGCTGCTACTTCATCCTTATTATCTACACCTAAATAGACGTCAACATCATCAAAAGGTAAATCTGGTATTCGTTTTTTCATATCATCAATTTCCTTTTCGATATCAACAACTGCCCCTTGTACTGCATCGCCAACATCTACACCGGCTTTAATATCTTTAGCAAGCTCATTAGCCCGGGCATTATACAACTCTGTTTTTTGTCTATCAGTACCAGTTCTATTTAAAAATAATGCCATTTCCTCCTCCACCTCATCGGCGATCTCATCCCTCCTACTATCAATTTCTTTTTTATTATCATCTAGTAGTGCTAATAAATTGTCTCCTTTTCCTTTTATCCCCCCCCTTTTAGCTGCTTGCATTTCGTCATGACTAATAATATTTAAAGTAAATAATAATTTTCTAATAAAGGTAATAGTGTCTAGAGTAGCAGCAGTTCGACCAGCTGTAACTAATGTTTTCCTTAAACCACCAAAAGATTTATGGTAGTCTCCAAACTTGCGCGCTTCCGCAAGAAAATCAACCCGGTTGATTAAATCATTAAAGCCGCTAAAATTATCACTATATTGAAAGGAACTCATATACAATTATATTTATACCTATGAAGCTGAATTATAAAGATTTTAATAAAATGACTAAAAGAGAGTTATGTAAAGTACCAGGAGTAGGTAGAACTACAGCTGGGCGTATTCTGGGGTTTAGACCCTTTAGAAATAATGATGATCTCTTTAAGGTAAAAGGACTGGGTAGAAAAACACTTAAAGACTTGGGGATTGAAAAAACTAAAAAGAAGAAAAAAAAGTGGTATACAGTTGATGGTGTAGATTACCCGGATTCTGCGCTATCTAGAGATAAGAGATACGGTCATGTTGATTTATCTTGGAGGATCCCAAAAGAGCATCGCGAACGCATCGCCCCACCTTCCCCCTGGATACTTAGAATGCGACGCTTAGATGAAAAAATAAGGGACGATGGTCCCGATGGCCCGTATAACCGTTATATTGATTATTCATATATGTGGGAAGAGGGTTTTAAATTCCCTTGGGAAATAGAAAGCACTATTGAAAAGGAGCTATAATATACTATTATATTATATATGTGCGCAATTTTTGGTGGTGTAAAACCAAGTATTTTTGAAATATTGTATGAAGCTAATAAGCAAAGAGGTACCTTTGCTTCTAGTGTTGTTGGGTTAACAGAAAATGATCAGCATGTTTTTAAAAAGAGCGGTGGTATTGACTTTGATAAGTTTAATTATATTGATGATACGTTGTATTACTTAGGACATGTTCAAGCGCCTACATCTGCAAAGAGGACTTGGTTGTATGGTACATCACATCCGTTTGAATCTTTATCATGGTTGGTTAGTCATAACGGAGTGTTAACCAACCATGACAAGCTTAAAAGAAGGTATTGTAGTTTTCTAGAAAACCCTGTTGATACAGCTGTAATAGTTCACCTATTAGAATACTTTACCCAACTTGCTATCGCTAAGGAGAAAAAAATAAAACCTGTTAAAATAATAAAAAATACATTAAAGCTTTTAGAAGGTACTTACGCATTAAGTATTTTAGATTGTAATTCCAACGATGTATACTTAGCTAGAAGTGGATCTATATTACATTATTCTAAAGCCGGTGGTTATTATTCATCCATGCCAGGTTCAAACTTAAACCCAGTACCTGAAGGTACTATTTTAAAATTAAATAAAAAAACTAAAAAGTGGAATAAAGCTGGTACTTTTGATTTTGTATCCCCATTTTCATTCATATGATAAAAACAATGATATTTTCTGCGTCTGCAGGTAAAGAAGCTGACACAACACTGTTTAAAACTACTAAAGCTGAGCAGATTGTTATTAAAGAAAATAATAAACAATCTCTTCATAAGGTATATAATAAGGCTATTGATTTTGCACTGCAGGAAGACGTAGAACGTTTAGTATTAGTTCATGATGATGTAATATTAGAAAGTTATTCAGAACATAAATTAGATAAATTGTTTAAGAAATTTGATGTAGTAGGCTGTGCTGGTACAACTGAAGTAAATTTAAAGCTACCCGCGCTATGGCACTTAATGGGCGGTGGGTTTGGTTCTGGAAATTTACATGGGGCAGTAGCGCATGGTGATGAAAACCACAAACATATGACAGCTTTTGGTGAATACCCAAAGCGTGTTGTTCTACTTGATGGTGTTTTTCTAGCTATACATAAACGCGTGTTTAAAAAAATACGCTTTGATGAAACATGCCCATCTAAATGGCATTTTTACGATTTAGATTATTCTATGCAATGTCATAAAGCAGGATTTAAATTAGGTGTCGGTGATATTTTAATTACACATAATTCACCTGGTCTTACGTCATTTACAGATGAATTTAATAAAGGCCAAGAGTGGTTTTTAGACAAGTGGAAAACCAAATAAATTATTATACCATTAGTTGTGAGTAAGTTAGATTTAGATTATTTTGAAAATGTTCTAATTTATAAATCGTTAACCGATGGAACATATCTTGCATCAGTAGCGGACTTTGTAAAGCCAGAATATTTTCAAAATAAAGCGATAGCAAGTATTTTTGCTATTGTTCGAGACTTTGTAGATAGGCGAAATAAACTACCAACTGTTACAGAAATTAAATCACATTTAGTTTCCGATGAGCAAAAGGAATCGTTCAAGCAACTAGTACATTCCTTTAATGATATAGATAAAAATTTAGATAAAGAAGAGCTGTATGATAATACAGAGCAATTCTTAAAAGAGAAAGCTGTTTATCATACTATGCTAAATGTAGCATCAGATGTATCCACCGGTGAAGTAGATACATCTGAAATTTTAGATAAGTTTGAAAAATCTTGTAATATAAATTTAGTTACAGACCTTGGTTTAAATTTATATGATAATGTTCAGCTTTTAATTGATGATATAAATTCAGTAGAGAGACATATACCGTCAAATTGGGAATGGTTGGATAATTGTTTGGGAGGTGGGTTTTTAGAAGCAGGGAAATCATTGTATGTGTTCGCCGGAGAAACAAATATTGGTAAATCTATATTCTTAGGTAATATTGCACACAATATAGCTAAACAAGGTAAAAATGTGCTTTTAGTCACGTTGGAAATGTCTGAACTCTTATACGCCCGTCGAATATGTACAAATGTTACTAAGATACCGATGAAAGAGCTGAAACAAAACTCTTCAACTATTAGAGATGTAGTAAAAGATGAGAAGGGTAAGATTTTTATTAAAGAATTTCCACCCGCTACCATTACACCTAATCAGTTAAAGGCATTTATTAATAAATTTCAAGACAATGGTATTAAACT